GCCCCGGCGCTGGAAAGCGTGACGTCATGGATCGCGATGGCCTCGCCCAGATCGGTGAGGGCGTAGAGCGTGGCGAATTCGGCGTCGGTCGCATCACAGGTGATGGTGTCGCGATCCTCGGGCGTGACCGCAACGCTGCGACAGAAGCGCAGGTCGAACCCGATGGAGCAGTTGCGCCGGACAAGATCAGTGAGCGTTTCGCCTTCGGGCAGGCAGTTCAGGACAAAGGTCATGGCTTGGGCCTTTCGGGCAAGGGGGTATCAGGGGTGATGTCGGCCCAAGCGCCGCCCTGCCAGATGTAGAGGTGGCAAAACTCGCGGGTTGGGCATGGCAGCATCTGCGGCGCGCGTGGCGGCACGAAGCCGTCCAGTTCATCGGCACGCACCTGCCTGATCTCACTGGCGGCGAGAATGTCCTTGGGCGTCCAGCGCGCGAGCGCGGGCAGCATGTGTGTGGGATATCCATCATAATGGACGTAGATATGCGCCCATTCCTCGGGGCCGGTCTGGATGGCGATCTGTGCGCGCGTGCTCATTGTGTGGCCTGCCTCAGATCAATTGTAGATCGGCCAGCACGGCGCTGGCGGCGGCAAGCTGCGCGGTCGGCAGTTCGATCTTGAGGTGCGAGAACAGGTCCGAGCAATCGGCCTTGATCCCTGCGTCCTTCAGCGCCTCCTCGATGCTGGCTGCGACGCTGTTCAGGCGGCTGCGGTCCAGATGGTCAGGCAGCGTGGCGATGTCGATGCGGATGGTCGTGGTGGCCATGGTTTGATCCTTTCAGCGGGAAGTGGCGGCAGCCAGCATGGCCTTGGCACCGGCGATGCGTCCGGCCTCATAGGCATCTTCAAGGGCGGCGCGCATCGCCCAGACCGCCACATCGTGGAAATCGAGCCGGTCGCTGTTCCGGGTGCCCAGCGTCTCGACGAAGAAGTGCCTGGTGGCGATCTCGAGGATCAACGCTTCGGGTGCGGCGGGGGCGGGTTTGGTCGCTCGGGTCATGATCTGGCCTCCGATCAGGGGTGATTTCCTGTTCCGAGAATCGCTCCATCGCCGCGTGTAATCAACTCATTTCCAAGCAATATCATTGATTTACGAAGGATACGGGGTGCGAGATGCAGGGGATGAGCGAGCGCCAGTATGCCGCCCATGTCGGCTTGTCGCGCGGTGCCATCCAGAAGGCCAAGGATACCGGGCGGCTGGTTCAGTACGTCGATGGATCGATTGACGCGGCTGCTTCCGATGCGCGCCGCGCTGCGATGACGGATCCCGCCAAGCAACGTGGCGAGGCGAGAAATGCATCGTCACCGTCACTCAAGCTGAAGCCGGTGCCGGACATCGCGCTGTCGACCGTCGGTGACACGTTGCGCGAACAGGGCCTGGCAGCGCCCCTTACGGGTGGGGGAACGACCTTCCTGCAGGCCAAGACCGCCAACGAGGTGCTGAAAGCGCAGGAGCGCAAGCTGAAGCTCGCCATGTTGAAGGGCGAGTTGATCGACCGGGATCGCACTGTCGGGCTGGTGTTCCGGCTGGCGCGGGAGGAACGCGATGCGTGGGTGACCTGGCCCGCGCGGGCGGCGGCGCTGATGGCGTCGGAACTGGGGGTGATGATCGCGGATCACGGAAGTCTGGAGCCCGTCATGATGCAGAAGGTTCTGGAAGCCCATGTCCGTGCCCAACTCGACAGCCTCGCCGAGGTCCGCATCGACCTTCGCTGAGTCTGAGATCTTTGAAGGTGCAGATCAACTGCTGCGCAGCTGGCGCCGGGGCCTCCGGCCGGACGCCGATCTGACGGTGTCGGAATGGGCCGATACACACCGGATGCTGGGGTCGCGCGCCAGCGCTGAACCCGGCCGCTATCGCACAGCACGCACGCCCTACATGCGCGAGATCATGGACGCGCTGTCGCCAAGTTCCGCCGTCCAGCGCATCGTGTTCATGAAGGCGGCACAGGTCGGCGCAACCGAGGCCGGGAACAACTGGATCGGCTTTGCCATCCACCACGCACCGGGGCCGATGCTGGCGGTGCAGCCGACCGTGGAACTGGCAAAACGCAACTCGCGCCAGCGGATCGACCCGCTGATCGAGGAAAGCCCGGAGTTGCGCGAACGGGTCAAACCAGCGCGGTCGCGGGATGCGGGCAACACGATGCTGTCCAAGGAATTCGCGGGCGGCATCCTGATCATGACCGGGGCGAACTCTGCGGTCGGGCTGCGCTCGACGCCTGCACGTTACATCTTTCTGGACGAGGTCGATGCCTATCCAGCCTCGGCCGACGAGGAAGGCGACCCGGTCAGCCTTGCCGAAGCGCGGACCCTGACCTTTGCCCACCGGCGCAAGGTGTTTCTGGTCTCGACGCCGACAATCCGGGGTCTGAGCCGGATCGAACGCGAATACGAGGCCAGCGATCAGCGCCGGTTTTTCGTGCCATGCCCGCATTGCAGCCAGTTCCAGTGGCTGAAGTTCGAGCGGCTGCGCTGGGAAAAGGAGCGGCCCGAGGCGGCGGCATACCATTGCGAGGGCTGCGACCGCCCCATCGCCGAACATCACAAGACGGCACTGTTGGAGGCTGGCGAATGGCGGGCAACCGCTGTCGCCACCGATCCAGGCACCGTCGGCTATCACCTTTCGGCGCTTTATTCGCCGATCGGCTGGCTCAGCTGGGAGCGGATCGTGCGGGCATGGGAAGCAGCGCAGGGCTCGGATGAGGCAATCCGGGCGTTCAAGAACACGATCCTTGGCGAAACATGGGTGGAGACCGGCGAAGCGCCGGACTGGTCGCGGCTTTATGACCGACGCGAGACATGGAAGCCGGGCATCGTCCCTGCAGGCGGTCTGTTCCTGACCGCCGGGGCCGATGTGCAAAAGGACCGGATCGAGGTCGACGTCTGGGCCTGGGGTCGGGGCGGCACAAGCTGGCTGGTCGATCATATCGTGATCGAAGGCGGCCCGGACCATCAGAGCGCGTGGTCGGAGCTGACGAAGCTTCTTGACCGGACATGGATCCATGCAAACGGCGCGCAGTTGCGGCTGGCCAAGCTGGCCATCGACACCGGCTATGAGGCTCCGGCCGTTTATGCCTGGTCGCGGCGGCAGGGCGTGGCGCAGGTTGCGCCTGTGAAAGGCGTCGAAGGTTTCAATCGTTCCAGCCCGGTCTCGGGCCCGACCTATGTCGATGTGACCGACGCGGGAAAACGCCTGCGCCGGGGCGCGCGGCTCTGGACGGTGGCGGTCTCCACCTTCAAGGCGGAGACCTATCGCCATCTCGGTCTGCCGCGCCCGACGAAGGAGGAATTGGCCGAGGGGACAGCTTATCCACTTGGCACCGTGCATCTGCCCGACTGGGTAGAAAGCGAATGGCTGAAGCAGCTGGTGGCCGAGGAACTGGTCACCGTGCGCACCAAACGCGGCTTCGCCCGGCTCGAATGGCAAAAGCTGCGCGAACGCAACGAGGCGCTAGATTGCCGGGTCTACGCCCGCGCCGCCGCCTGGATCGTCGGCGCTGATCGATGGTCCGAGGCGCGCTGGGTCGATCTGGAGGCGCAGGTGGCAGGGGACGGCAACGGCAACGATGACGGGCCTTATGAGAAGGCCGCAGCCGGATCCATCCGAGCGGTCCGCAGTCCCGCGCGGCGCAGGTCAGTGGCGTCGAACTACATGCGGTGATCAGAAGGCGTTTCCCTGCGCCGACAGTGCCAGTTGGCGGCGCATCTGGCGATCTCGCTTCAGGTACCATTCACGGCTCATGGCCTCAGTCCGTGACGGCAGGCGTTCGGCATAGATCAGGCACCAGACCCGGCCGCGTGTCGATTTTGCGCCTGTCCCGGAGTTATGCTGGACGAGGCGACGATCCAGATCTAGGGCCCAGCCGACATAGGTGCGATAGCCGTCAGGCGCATCACAGCCGAGTACGTAGACGAACCCGGTCATGGCTCTTTTTTACGGCCAGAGCGGCGATGGCTCATCAATGGCCCTCGACGGCGGGCGGCAAAGTTTCCGATGATCATGCGGATATCGCGCTCATCGATATCTTCGGGATCGAAGGATCCATCACTCCATTCGAGCATCTGGTCGTGATCCTCATGCCGGGGATCGGTCACGGCTTCCAGAAACGCCTCGAATCCGCTGATGCCGCCGACATCGTCGGGCGGTGCGCGGCGGGCTCCGCCGACGAAGGCCGGGTAGTCGGTGTTGTCATCGCCCTGCCGGACGCTGTCCAGAATGATGTGATGTCGCCAGTTGTCGCCGAAATCGTAGACGTAAAGGAAGCGATCAACCCCGCGCTCGACCAGCGTCTTGAGGCGGATGCTCTTCGCTTGCAATACCTTGCGGTCCCAGGCGCTGTCGTCGGGATAAGGCTCGCCATAGACTTGGTCGCCGACGACAAATTCGAACATATGCGCGCCCTGCCAGCGCATCGTGACCTGAATGATGTCGTGCAACGCCATCAGGGTGGAAGACAAAGGCACGTCGACTGAGCGCCAGACCAGCGGGTCGGCGCCTTCAAGTTCGATGCGGATGCGGACGACGGGTTCGATCATGGTTGGCGTTGGTTTCCTGCAGCGGCACCTCAAACTTACTGGATAAATCCTCATGCCTACAACCGCAGAGATGAAGACCCGCCGCGAGGCATTGGCGGCACAGCGCTCCAGCGGAGTGGCCCGCGTGAGCTATGATGGCAAGACAGTGGATTACCGCAGCATCGCCGAGATCGACCGGGCCATCGAGGTGCTGGACCGCGAGATCGCAACAGCCGAAGGGCGCAAGATCATTCGGCAGGTGCGCGTGATCACCACCAAGGGGTTGTAACGCATGGGCTGGCTTGATGCCTTTCGCCGCCGGGGAACCGGCGGCCCCACAGCCGTGCGTGCCCGGCTGGAAGGGGCGATGTCGCAGCGAAGGCTGCGTGGTTGGCTGCCGCCCTTGGAGAATATCAACTCGCTGGTCGCCTCGGGTGGTCCGCGTCTGCTGGCGCGGTCGCGCGAGTTGGTGGTGACCAACGGCTATGCGGCGAACGCCTGCGAGGCGTTTGCATCGAACCTGGTGGGCGACGGGATCAAGCCCTCGTCGCTGATCGAGGATCCGGCCCTGCGCGATGAGGTCCAGCGGTTGTGGCTTGCCTGGACCGACGAGGCGGATGCCGATGGGCTGACCGATTTCTACGGCTTGCAAGCCATGGTGGCGCGCGAGATGTTCGTCGCGGGTGAATGCTTTGTGCGGCTGCGGCCGCGTCGCGCGGAGGATGGGCTGCTGGTGCCGATCCAGTTGCAACTGCTGCAATCGGAGATGTTGCCCTTTGAGAAAACTGAAACCGCCGCAAACGGCAATCGCATCCGCTGCGGGATCGAGTTCGACCTGATCGGGCGACGCCAAGCCTATCACTTCCGCCGCCGCCATCCCGGCGATAGCACCGATCAGGGCGTATTCGCGTCCGAGACGGTACGTGTTCCGGCCGGGGACGTGCTGCACATCTATCGGCCCATTGACGCAGGCCAAATCCGGGGTCTGCCGCATGTTGCCCCTGCGATGGTTCGGCTGTTCCTGCTCGACCAATATGACGACGCCGAACTCGACCGGAAGAAGACGGCGGCGATGTTCGCGGGCTTCATCACCAAGACCGCGCCCGAAGAACAGTTGATGGGCGAGATCGAGGCGACCGACGATAGCGGTGCGACTGTCAGCCTTGAACCGGGCACGTTGCAGGTGCTGCTTGTCTTATCCTGAACGCGGCTCTTGGGGTATTAGGGAGCCACTGCCCGCCACTCCATTTATGGCGGGCAGTGGCGGCGGTTGGATCGCAAGCAGCTGGGTCGTGATGGACCGTTCGGAAGTTTG